TCGACCGGTTCGTGTATCGGTACTACCGTCTACATCGCCATGTTCGTAATAGTCATCGCTGTAGATTTGAACACCATCAAAGTCACCATTGTAGTCAATGTTGTATTTTCTTGTTTTGCCATCAGGACATACAATGCCACGTGCCAACACACGCTCAACATCTTCTTGACTTTTAATGCCCTGTTGTAGGCTACCAGTGTTGAATGTGTCATTATACCAAGCACTGGCCAAAGTCCTTAGATAATCACCATCGCCACCTTGTTTACCAGGAGCGAACTCATTCAAGGAGCCTTCCGCCACACCTTGTTTTTGACCAAAATCATCCAACACAGCATAGATATCATTGTAGCCATTTCTTCTAGCTAAAAGATTTAAGTCATCAAACTCTACACCATATTTACGCATTATGGGAGCCAGGCTGTCTGTAGGATCTGAATCCGGATATCCACTAGCTAAGGCATTTATAACAACTTGCCAAGGCACAGCCGTGCCCTCCGCCACACCTTTCTTCTTTGGTGGATCCCAATCTCGATCTCCCTTAGCTCGGGGTTCTTTACGGTCAATGTATCTCTGAAATTTGCTTCTTTGTTTTTCACTATAACCGTAGGGCCGATACCGCATGTCGTCATAGTCCATGTCAACAAAATACTCAGCCTTGTCTCTGGCCCGTTTGGCTAAATCTAAACTGACTTCTTCTAAAGAGCCTTCCGCCACACCTTGCTGTGTTTCTTTAAGACCTCTTGATTTTTTTACTGCTTTATTAAGAGTTTTTCCTGCATGTCTAGCCATATCTGAAGACTTGATAGGTTTAGCAACACCCTGGGGCCCTGCGTCAGTATCCGTACTTGCACCATCTCGGCCAGGTGGTTTTTGAGACTTGTCCATTTCCATCAATGTTTGACGATATTGTGTATATTTGCTGTCAATCTGTTCTATGTTTTCTTGCAGTTTGGTTTTAGGCTTGGCTTCAGGAGACCGAGCAGACTCGGGCTTTTGCTCAGTTAATTTATTAAAATTATTAAGAATTTTGTAAATGTCGTTGCTCATAATTATTTTCTTCCACGGCCTGCCGGCGGTAATTTAGGTTTATGTCCACCTAAGGGACTGTTTTTTCCTACTGGTAAATCGTTTGTTGTTTTTGCCTTTTGTGTCGGCGCACCTTCAGCTTGGGTATATTGATATTTTCGTGTTTCTTCTAATTCTTTAATTAGATTAGGAATACGAGCATCGCCTACTAGTTCTTTGCCTCCAGCTCCTGGACGTTCACGTTCCATATTGTCTTGTAGTAAGACAGAGTCACCAGCTTTGCTGCCTATATTACTTTGTTCTAATCCTTCTCGAGCTGCTTCATAGGGGCTATTTTTCGGAGTAACGCGGATGCATGCTAAATTAATTCCTGCACGTTCTGCGATCAATGTTCGAACTTGTTCATCATTACAGGGGTAATGAAATACTGCATCCATAACATGAATCTCCACAGGGCCCAAATTTGGAAACTCAGGAGTTTCTTGAATAGGTAAACGTTTAGGTTTAGTGATACTATCTAGTTTATAAGCTTCTAATACAGTCTTAACTTTTGATAGTAAATCATCTGGCAATTCGCATGCTAGTCTAATCCTAAAATCAAATGTTTTATGACTTTCGGTAAGATAAGTTCGAAACGATTTCATTTTTGTTCCTAATATTAGATATTTATTCGAAATAATAAATTTATTGTTTTGGTTTATTCAATATTTGGGCTAACAGCGTATTACGATCCACTACCATGCCTTCACCTTCTATAGCAGTATTTGTGTCGCTACCGTCTTGTTTTATTTGGTGGTCTAATCGCATTTTTTTCAACTGCAAATCGACCATACGCAATTTTTTATCCAATTTTGCTTGTTTAGCTGTAATTGCGTGCCCTAAAAGTACACCTGCAGTTTGAAATACTTGTCCACTGAAACGTGCTTCCATATTCATGCCAAGATCCATTAAGTCATTGAATCTATCTTTAGCAAGATTAGCTAATTCATCTAATTCCTGATCACTGGTGTCTAAATCTCTTACAGTAGGCAATGCACTGTCAATTTTGTCTATAGCAGTATCGATATCTTTAAACACAGTTTGGTGTTCCTGAAACACTTCTGCAACTTGTTCAGCTGTGGTTTCTTCTGGGAGATTTTTTGGTAAATTAAAAAGTTCTTCGAGTTTACGCGTCATAGTAACGGTATTTACCGTTTTTTGGTTCCTTGATGGAAAATGTCTGTTTCATTTACTACTCTAAAAGTCATACCTTGGCTTGCACAAAACTTTCTTGCTGCTTCCCACTTGGCCATGTTTAATGCCACTGCTGCTTTGTCTCTCACACTGCGGGCCGATTCCATTGTAGTTTCTTTTGATGGTTTTACTTCGATGACTTCTGCGTGATTTTTTCCGTTACGGTCTTGATATACGATTAAAAAATCAGGCACATAAATTGTATTTTTGCCAGTAAAAGGATTACGATAATTTATGTGCAATGCTTCACTTGCCCAATTAAGCACTGAAGGGTTGCGATCACAAAAATTCATAAATGCAAATTCCCAACTCGAACGATAAGTCGGTTGTTTACGCCCTACATATTTTGTAGGATTTTGTATTTCATATTTGCCCTGACTGTATTTAGACATATTAATAAATCACCGTTCTTACTGCATATTCATTAATTTGTGGCTGAGTTTTTACTCCTAAATAACTGGTGTTAACTCTTGAGTTATTCAAATATAATGCCATGATTACATTTAAATCACCTTTAGGTAATTTCATAAATTTGTTTAGGACTTGTAAGGGATCTTCCCTTTGCAATTGAGCTGTTTCAATTACACTTTGCACAAGAATTTTGGCGCTGTCTTTGTTACCTGTTTGTTGCTCGAAGTAACTTAATATACTGTCATTTACTTCTTGGCTTATATCTAACGGTTGCAAAAAGTAATTGTTAAAGTATGTAGTAGTTTTTGTAAATCCTGAAGTATTAAGATTTGTCGGTGAATTTAATTGCATATTTTAACCCCAATCGCTCCACTCTGACCAAGAATCATCGTCTGAAGTAGGAGTCCAAGGTTCAATATTTGGTCCTTCTGAAGAACTTTCGTAATAACCTTCCCTGCTAACATAATCTGAAGTATCCTGTTCTGTCCCAGTATAATTCCATACTTCCCCAGATTGACTATATACTGGGTTGCCGCTGCCATCTGTTAAATAACTTCCTACACCCGGAGAACTGGCAATGTCATCTGTATTTTGCCCAGGTGTTTTATTAAAGAAACTTAATAACCCGCCATTGTTTGACCCGTTTAATACACCCAGTTGATTTCCTTCATTATCTTCAAATACTTGTGTACCATCTTTATAAGTTGTTTTAACACTGACAAAGCCCTCTTCGTCCACTTCTTCTACACTGCTTACGACATTTTTCCATGGTTGTTGTGGGTCATATCCACCTGTGCCAGTCCAACTTCCTACCACATTTTTAATCTCGCCTGTTACTTTATCCCATCCTTGTACAATTGCACCAGACGCAGTATTCACGATAGGCTGTAGACCATTGTTTACTGCACGACCAATTGCAGAACCTGTCGAGGTAGCAATAGCTGCACTAACAGTTCTTCCAATTACACTGTCGCCTAAAAAGCTTTTATTTAATTGTGCATTAATTGCCTGTCCTGCAACCAAACCGCTGGCCACACCTGCTGTACCCGTTAATGTATTGGTAATTTGAGCACTAGTAGTTCCTCCTACTGTGTACACTAACCCTGTTTTTGGATCGGTTCTATACTGTGGCCCAGCTTGATTAATAGTTCCTCCATTAGCTGCTAAAGTTCTTGCATCAATTGGATTAGTATTAATATTTGTTGCATTGGATGCACGGCCCGGGAAAGTAGATAAAATACGATTGTTACTGTCTAAGGTTACCTGTGTTCCATCTTGATATGTATTAATAAAATACTTATTTCCCACTTCGTCAAATGTTGTTTGAGTAGATACTTTATTTTGTTCTATATTACTGGGATTGAAAGTCCCAGCCTGTGCTCCTAAAGTTGTAAAGGATGAAACAGCTCTTCCAGATGAATCAGTTAAAATTCCCGTCGCTGAACCTGTTGGTACTTGTAATGTAGATGCATTTACTGCAATTCTTCCTCCACTACTTGTTGAATCAAAAATGGATCCTGTTCTTACAAAATTAGTTGTAGCATTAATACCGGTCTGTATTCCGCGATTAACAAATGCCAGACCTTGATCAATAATATTAGATCCGCTATTAACTCCAGGAGCAGATGCAGCAATAAGACTACCACCATTTGCATCGGTTATTCTGGCTATTCCTGAGTTACCAATTTGGACTGGTGCAGCCGCAACTTGGCTGGTACTATTAGATCCTGTTGTTGGGAAAGCAAAAGGATTTCTTCCATTAAGAACTTGATTAGCTACTCCGCCAACTAATTGTCCTAAACTTGCACTTACTGCATTTTTAAAATTTACACCTTTTAGATTATTATATGTTTTGTATAGTGTTAATAAATTACTTAAAGGCCCACCTGCACCGTTTGTGCCATCTGGGTTTTTTAAATCTTTTGCTACTCCGTCTATAACACCTAAAATTCCTGCACTAGAGTAAAAATTAGTGGTACTTGTTGCCAATGGACTTGGACGATTATCGTAATGCAATAAGGTGAACCCATCGACTACTACTGGATCTACGTAGCCCGTAAAGTACTTTACAGTTTCATAATTAACTGTCATTGTATTAGTTAAAATTCCGGTGCTTTCTGAACTGTCCAATTCTCCATGTCGCCATTGAGTAATAACTGGATTCACCAGCATATATTCGGTGAATCTTTTGTTATGCAAACTAAAAATTCGTATGTTACTAAGCAAAGAAGGTAAAGATTGATTTCTAGGACTAAAACCCCAGCCAACTTTGGATCTTAGATTATATCTATTCAACTGTCTATATGCCAATGGATCATAATCACTATCTCTAAAATAGTAAGTATAATAGTCATTCCAAAAATTAGTAACTACATCAGCAGCATCATCGTGAAAAGTTAGATTTACATTTTCATAATTAATTTTAGTAGTTAACACATTCTTTCTATTGTAAGCATTTAAAATTTTTGTGTCAATTTGAAACTTAGGAAGTTCGGCACGTTTTACCAACATACCAGTTTCAAAAAATTGATAACGTTCTGCAAAGCTTACAAGATTAGCAAAAATACCCTCGGCTTCCCTTACCGAAGGATCGAAATTAATTACTACATAATATAAAAAACTTTGTTTAGGTGCAAGACGAAAATTGTCTTCTAAAAACAATTTTGCAGCATGTTGATAGGGTTGAGTAGGATTATTGCCTAATGGTTTCAATCCCGAATTATATAAAGCAGCCATAAAATTATTTATCTAAAAAAAAGCCTGCTCTGCGCAGGCTTTTATTTTGGTAGTAGACTAATTAGCCTGTAATACCTCCGGCTGGATTAAATCTAGTAATACCAGGAGTACCAACACCAGCCCCAACTGTTTGGATTGCATTGTCGTAACGAATTGACATAGTAATGGTCATTGGATCATTTTCCGAATAACTTGCGTCACCGTAATTAACATCACTAAGGAAACAACCATACAAATCCCATTTTTCTAATACACCAGGATCGCCCTCGGCTAAATTATTTCCGTCTAACATCTCAATTGAGGCAGTAAATTTGTAATCAATGGCGCTACTTGCGCTGGCTTGTTCTAAGAAGTCAAATTGTTTTTGTAGTTGCTCACCAATAATTCTTGACACATTCCCGCCAGCATCATCTCTGACGACAACTTGACTAACTTGCCAACTTGGTCTGCCTGCAATATAAACTCTACTATTATATACTGGGATTTCAATCGGTTCCATTTGCACCTGAGGTCTAGCAAATGACATCAATTGTTTTGTTAATTCTGTAGTAGCAGAACCAGGAGCGCCAAAGTTTAGAAAAAACGCTCTAAAACGATACTTTAATTTTGGCATCAACAAGCCCTGGATCCCAGAGCTTTGATTTCCGCCTAACGGTACTGTGAATCTTTCTAACGACGATGCTGCCATATTATGCTCCTGTTCCTAAGGTTGAGGCTGAGGCTAAGTTTCCTCCTTGAATTTCACCAGGATTTTTCAATCTAATTGGAATGTAGATAAATTCAACGTCTTTTGTGGGTTGAACTGCTACATCTACATATAATTCATTTCTGGCAATACGTTCCGGAGTATTATTTGTTGTATCACATACTGCAAGATAATCTGTAATTCCACGCTTTGTAATCAAATCATTGAGCAAACTGTTAACAACTGTTAAAATTTGATTTCGTGTAATAGGATCATTTGGTTCAAAAATGAACGGTCTTGCAAGAACATTTAGTTGCTGTCTTAAATAATTAACCAATCTTGCCACATTAATTCTATCTAATGCACTTGGAGTAGCACTCAATGTCTTTTGTCCATATATTAGTAATCCATTTCCTGGTAAGAAAGTAAGAGGATTAATTTTATTAGTGTAAAGTACGTCTCTTAAACCTTGTTCGACCCCAATTGAAATAAACTGCCCACTGGTAGGTTGAATGTATCCAATTGCATTTAAATTGTCAATTAACCCCCTACGTGTTCCTGCAGGTGCAAACCATGGATAACTGATATTGTCACTCTTCAGCATGGCTCTTAATACTGCATGGCTTGCTGGAACCACAACTGCATTTCCACTTAAGTCGTTTGTTTGACCTTGTGGATAGTAAATTCCAACATAAGGACTTATAGTATTTAAACCATCCTCCCCCGTTTGAGTGACACTTTCAGAATTTGTTGCCCAAGCTTGAATATCTGTTCCTGTAGCCACTAGTCTTAACGGAGTGTCACCGATAATAAATGCAGTATTTTCTCTGTCTTCATTTAATGTAATCATATTGGGGATAAGTTCTGTATACCCAGGACACGAAATTAAATTAAACTGATTTGCGTCTTCTCTTAATGCACTACTTGAATCAATTGATGCTTTAAGAGCAGCAACAACTACTCCTCTTGGTGCTTTTCTACCAAAATTTGGAACTCCCGACACATCAAAACCACTTACACTGATCCACGCATTTTTCTGTGCAGGTAAACTTTCATTGGGATATGCCGCAGCATTAAAGTAATTAGTTCTAAATTCTTTTACATTATATCCACTGGCTCTGGTATTCCACAATAACATTCCTCTTGGATATAGTTGTGGATCCGGTACATCTAAATCAACATAGTTGCTGGTTAACAAACTTGTGATACTTGGAATAGTGTCTATAGCAGGATCAACACTTCCACTAGTAGCCCAGCGTGCATCTCCAAATATGATACCATTTTGACTTACAGCATCTGTATTATCTATTAGCACCCATTGGTCGATACCGTTTACATTCTGATAACGATATAATTTTGGATAATTTTCTAAGTCGCTGGTATCTAACCAAAGATCACCGTATACTAATGCAGTTCCATCGTCTTGAGTAGTCGGTTCTTCCGTCGATAAAATTACACCAGTTGGGTTAGTTTGCGATAAGTTATACCCACGAATATCATTTGTGAGATTTTGATATCCTAACCATGCAGTACCATTACTTACCATGATATCCACCCTGCTTGGAGTGTTATAATACCATAATGTTGTGTTTGCAGGTGCAACATAAGGTTGAGTAGCTTTTGGAGTGTAAGTTTTTTCTTCTAATGGTTCCCAATTGGTTCCGTATAAACCTGCATCCCCCACTGTGGGTGTTGCGTAAACATTTGTGGCTGCACTATTAATACCGATGTTAGCCAATGGAGTTCCTGCACCGTCCACTAACAATAAATCTCCGCCAGTTTGATGCACCAATGTCATTGCACCAGTTGTACTTAAGTTTGCAGTCACATACGGAATATTAGCAGCAGCCACAGCCTGAATAAATCCATTAACTGTTGCACTAGAAATCGTAACAGTATACGATGTCAAATTTGATAATGTTAAATTGGCTCTGGTTGTAACTGTAAAAGTTGCACCTATATTGGCAGCACTTGGGCTAGTTGTATTACCAGTGATTGTAGTTGTTCCGGTGTTTTTTCTACGCCAAATGTAGTTAGCCAATACGCTGTTACCATAAGGATCATATTGGTTAAACACGATGCCTTCATTAATATTTGCTCCGCCCCCAGTGGGATCGAGACCAAAAGTTGCTGCAAAAATGTTAGCGTAACCATTAACACTTAGTGTATCCCAAGTTACAGAAGTAGAATCGAACTCTTTTACAACCATGTTCATACCACTTCTATTAGCAGTAGCGATTTGCCATACACTGCCCGACGGCTTACCAACAAATGCATTACCTTGCCAACTTGGCACATTAGTATAGGGTGCAATACTGGTAGCTGCAGCAGGATATGCTCCAGCTGTAATTCCTAAATCAGTTAATGTGCTACCTGATACATTTTGTATGTTGGCCACATTACCGGTTGCTGCACTGTTAGCACTGATTACTAACTGATTGTTTGCTATTCTTGCTAAGATTCCAGCTACTGCAGCACTATTAATGGTATCTCTAACTGTGGTTAAATCTGCCCCGCCCGAAATAATAATAGACGAGCCATTAATTGTAATTGTACCACCAGTACTGATTGTAGGATTTGTAACTGTACCGGTTACTGATGGAATTCCAATTTGCCATGAAGCATTGCCCACTTGTTGCCAGGTGTTATCATAAATTTTGTAGAATACTGGGTTGTAGGGGTCATAAGCATTTACTGCATAATCACCTATTGAACCAAAGTTAACATTTGGTGTAAAGTTATCAGCTGCTAAAAAATCTGTACTTGTAATAACGCTAGGATTTCTTGTTACCCAATTTTGGGTAGCACTGTTCCATTCTGCAATGCCCCATCTACTAGAAGCCACATCTAACCAAATATTTCCATTGCTGGGATTAGCTAACGGGCGTACCGTAGTTCCTTCGAGTGCGCTTAAATCTACATCTGCACGTTGTACATAAATTCTGTTACTGACACCAAGTGCACTATAAGCAGCCAATAAACCATATTCGTTTTGTTCGTCGCCGTTGATAGCTGCACCGCCTGCAGTAGTTTCGAAAATTGGATAACCAAAAGTAGTGCTTAAATCACGTTGACTAGTAATTGTATATACTCTGCCTGCATTTTCTTTAAGCGTGCCAGCAGCAAAAGCAGACCCGCCTGGAGCTAATTTGTTTTCAGCCGTTACTAATAGCACATAAGCAACCGATCCTGTAGCAGCTGGCGCGTAATTACTTTCATCAATAACTGTAACTTGTACACCTGGAGAAGTTAAAGCCATATTATTCTTCCTCTATCGTTTAAGATATTTATCGAAACTTGGAAAAAAAGGCTTATTGCACTACCTTTGCAAAGGTTTACTTAATGACGACGGTAAATAATTCTATGCCCAGACCACTATGTGCTGTATGTAACTGTATTCCTGCTGCAGTAAATTACATAAAAAATGACGCTTACCATTATAGGAAATTATGCGATAGTTGTATACGTAAAGGTAAAAGACTAAAACCAAAACCTCCTGCATGGTTTAAATCTGGTTATAGAAAAAAGCCGCATTGTGAAAAATGCGGCTACATTGCAAAGTTTCCCGACAAACAGTTAACAGTGTATCACGTAGATGGAAATTTAAAAAATACTGTATCGGTCAATCTTAAATCTGTTTGTCTAAATTGTAGAATAGAAATAGCAAATAGTACATTGCCGTGGCGGGAAAGTCCAATTACACCAGATTTTTAAGTTCGTCATATAAATCTTGAATTGATCCATTGTTTTCGATTATGCGGTCAAAATCTGTTGCGGCCCAACTATATTCACTTGCATGAATTTCAGGCCAATCTTGCTTCATAGCCTCTGGATGAAATCTTGCAGTTTTAAACCATTCAGGATCTGGACCGCGAACAATTCTAATTACTCGTCCACCTGCTGATCGAATTGCTGCTATTTCATTAGGGAATCTACAATCACTGATTACCACGTTGTCTTGAGCTTGTCTCAGTTTGTTTTCTAAACTTGCGATCCAAATTGCATCATGAAATCCTTGACGACATACTTCTGTGCCCCAAAGTTGTAGTATTAATCGAGGAGTTAGTTCGGGCATATTTAATCGCTGGCTCCACCACGGGTCTATTTGTTCACGCCATTCTCTGGCGTGTTTTGTGCGACCTTCTAATAGATCACGATCCCAACCAAACACTGCTGCCACCGCGTCTTTTAATGTAGCAGCAAAACTATCTCTACGGAATTCATGAAAATTTACAAGATAATCCGCGGCGGTATCCTTGCCACATCCTATGAGACCCACAAGCCCGATAATCATTATCTAAAAACCCTTTTTACTATAATAGCAGAATAAAAATTTTTATACAATATTATTGAAAAAATCAGTAAACAAATCGTCTTGTGTCTTAAAACATTTCATACCTTTTTTAGAATTTTCACTTAAAGTTATAATCCTTAGATTTGTCCAATGTCCAATGATGTAAGGAGGGATATTATCTATAAATCCTTGCTGTATACTAAAAATATGATCTAAAGCATTTTTTGATCTATCGATCCTTAATGGATTTATCTTATCAAAGTGATTTTTCCAACTTTGTTCTGTGAAATACCAAACTGAATCATAATACAGTTTACGCAAACTTCTCAAATGTTTAGGCGTTGCACCTTTTTCTATTTTTAATTTAGAGATTTTATTGCGCACGCTTAAGGATTTTGCAGGATTGTCAACTCCATATTTCTTCATCCATGTGATTTTGGATTTATTATAAATTGTTTTAGAATCACGTTTAGATCTATCAATTGTAATTCGTCCCGACGTTAAACCTGTAGAAAATTTTTCATTCGCCAATTTAGATTTTTCTTGATCCTTTTTCCTCCAATGATTTCCATTTGATAAAACTTTACTGAGTACATTGCCTATGTCCCTGTTTTTTGCATCAACGGAGGAATATTTGTCATATTTTTTCTCTCGCCATTTTAAAAACTCCTTTGTAACAGGGCAAACGGGTCGTTTATAGATATCATTTAGAATGTGCCAAACCCTTTGTTTTGGTGCAGCATCATCAGGTAAAAAAGAAGTAAGTTGTAATATTTCATCCCAAATCTTTGGATGCGTTTTATACAAATACCTAGTAGCAGATTTATTGTAAGAATGGTCGTTAGATATAATTTCTAATAGTATTTCTTTCATACTATTATTTATTACGCTGACGTGGGATATCGGTTTAGCCTATGCACCATGTTAACGGTTGACTGCCATCAACATAATTTTTCAGATCTTCTTCCAATTTTTCCATTTCGGCTTGTGCTTCTTGCAGTAATGCCGTACCATTCAATTGCGTTCCAGCTTGCGGGCCTGCAATACTTGCAAATTTGCCACGTGCCTGTCCTAATATGCTTTTACAAAATGCTAACGCATATTCCTGTAACCAAGGATAAACTTGAGGGTCACTTAGTAACATACTGTCCGGTTTATAATTAAAAATCCAAAGCAGTACGCTTTCGGTATTATTAAGTCCGTCAACTTCAGGACTCCAAATTTGTGTTTGACTTAAACCGAATCCTGTCACACTTGCTGCACCCAACGACTGGGTTGCTTGTAGTGTAATTACCGTATTAGTGTTATTAACAGACACCACAGTATATTGACCACTATATCCACTAACTGGACAATTTTGAATATACAAACTATTTCCCGCTGCTATTACTACAGGCTGTCCCAATGTAATAGTAATGGTGCTACCAATTGCTGTTCCCGAAGCGGTTAAGCTATTAATGGTAAAATACGTGTGTCCATATTCGGGCATTTTTCTTACAAGAGTAAGTTTTTTAGTTACACGATTCCATGTGTAGTTCATATACCCACCAAACATGGTCATAGCCAGTTCTTGATATTGAGTGAACAATTCGTAGTTTAATAATCCGCCAACTCTACCAGCCACTAACATATAAGTGTTTAAATATCCCGAAGCGAAAGGTTCAAATTGACTGGCTGTTGTGCCTGTGGTGCTACCTATACCTCTACGAAAAATTTGTCTAACTTCCATAATATAATTCGGAAGAATATATTCTTGCACTTCGGGCAACAGATCTAAAAACGCATAACTTTCCTCGACTGCGTTTTGTGCTTTTTGTCTATATTTTGTTAATGCTTGCTTAATTGCAAGTTCATAATGCTCTTTGTCCAATTCAACATCAACAATTTGGTCACCTAATCGTAACCTAATATAGTCTATCATTTCATTGCGCAGTTGGTTCAGCGTTTGGATATTTCCTGCTGCTGCAATTGCACTGTCCTGACTAATAGGGCCAGGCCCCCCAAGATTATAAGTTCTCAGACTTAGATCATTTTGTAAATTGGGTTGAATGGTGACGTTTGCTGTAGTCATAAAAAAGTCCTGTTAACCATATTTAGCTAACAGGATCGAGTTTAAGCAACCTTTAGTAACACAATGTCTGTGCTGATTCTGCCATTAAGTTTTGTTTCAGTTGCTTTAATGTCGTCCAAAAACTTACGCAAAACAATTTTCCCAGCTTTGGAAAACTCTCTAAGTTTTTCTTCGGGCTTGCGTAAAGTCTTACTCACACTTCGATCTGTGTCGAAATTTTCAATACTGGTACCTTTGATACTGAGTTGACTATGCCCGGCTGCTACATATTTGCCCAATTTTCTTGTTTTGATATTATAGATCCAAAGTTCATTTGCTCCAACAATTTCCGCCGGATTAACGCTGACTAATTTAAGTTCTTTAAACTCTTTGGCGTATTTTAGTTTTGAAACTAACTTCTCTTTGGTGGGTGCTTTTTTGACTCGGGCTTTTTTAGTAGCTTGTTTAACTTTACGATATTCATCCACTGCCAACAGCATTAAATCTAGCCATGCAATGATTCTTTTGAAATCTGCTACTTTGTAGTGTTTATACGCTTCAGTTAACTGTGCATCTTTTTTAGATTGCGCAAGCTCTAGTTCAAATTTTCTTGCAACAAACAGATCTTGATATTTAGGCAATTGTGCCTGTATTACCTTATTTGCAGTTAGAAAATCATAAGGCTTAAAATTTACTTTTTTGTTTTTGATAACATCATCAAAAATGCCTTCAATTTCCCCCAACAGTTCAGACGTTCGTTCGGCCATTCTGTCTTGAATATTAGGCTTGTGATCTTCTCTGTCGTCTTTAACTACTGCGGTAACACATTCTCCTGTATCATTACTGATTGCCTTAGACACAGACTTTACTATGAAATCGACGTGTGCAGATTTAAACGGCATTCCTGCACGATGTGCCATGACCAAACTACACACTGTCATGGGTATGCTACGGTCTGCGGCACGTTTAAACGCTTTGGACTGCTCTTGAGTAAACAGTCCAGATTTTTCTGTCCAATCCTCTACATATTTTTTAGTGTCTTTTTGATTATAATAATAGTTGTAATAAAAAAAACTTTTTCGCAGTAAATGATCAAAATCTTCTTCGGACCAGTCTTTTGCTTCAGCCGGCCATTCGGGTTCTCCGCCGGTGTATTTTTCATCCGCAAACAAGGGATTACGAACACGGGGAGGTTTAGTCTTAATCTTAATTCCGGCAACTGTTGGCATGTCAATGATCCTTCATTAAATGAGCCAATAACAAATACTGTTCTAAATTAATTATAGATTCTTCAAAAAGTTGAGCAGCATGCGCATATTCTGCAGAAATTTTTTGGGTTCTGTTACAAGGTACCCAAAGCTTATTGGCATTACGATGTGCAATTGTAACAGAATTGTACATTTTTTGCAAGTCTATTTTGGCTCGGCCGACGGGAAATGCCGCAATTTTGTCGCGGCAATCATACATTCTTGCTACGCAATTTAGCATATCAGTCATATTACATTATATAGCTTAGGAATTTAATTGTCAATCTAGCCATAAATATGTAATATTGGATTAGCATATGCCCAGATTAAGTATGTGGCGTGAAAACCACACCAATGATTATAAATTTTTTGACAAACTTATTTCCGAGCAGTTCACTGTAGGGGGTACGGGTATACTGCTACACAAATACGTCGGAACAGTGCCTCAAGCCAATTCTTATGTGATTGCCAATTCGACTACTACAGGCAACACTTTGTATTTTGGTAACGTGGCTCCATTCGAAGTAGGTCAAACTGTTCAAGGAGTAGGACTTGGTGCCAACTCTGTGATAATTTCTTCTAACTTGTCTGCTAACAGTATTTCATTGAGCAGTAATGTAACTTCAACAATTAGTTCAGGACAAGCAGTTACAGTATTCTGGAAGGACAACACCACTCCTGAATATCAAAATCAAAGTGCAACAAATATACAAGACTTACTATTTTTAGAAAATCGAGACAGGAAATATGATAGTTCTGTTTACACTCTTCGAGGAATTTATACTGTCACTGATAATGATTTCGATTTGCAACAGTTTGGCATTTTTTTAAGCGCCGACACTATATACATGACTTTTCATCTAAATGACATTGTAGCAATTTTAGGTAGAAAAATTATGTCAGGTGATGTATTAGAATTACAACATCGAAAAGATTACTATCCATTAAATGCAGATGTCCCTGCACTGTTAAAAAGATATTACGTAGTACAAGATGTTACTTTTGCAGCTGAAGGATTTAGTCAAACTTGGTGGCCTCATTTATTACGTGTCAAAATGACCCCGTTAGTGGACAGTCAAGAATTCAAAGACATTATAAATCAAATTACTGGCGTTGACAGTCAAGGAAATGTTACACCATTGGCAAATTATATTAGTACCTTAGATAAACTATTAGACATAAACGATGCCATAATCAGGCAAGCAGAAGTAGATGTGCCAAAAAGTGGCACAGACATCGATCCCCTTTATATCGAACCTATTAATCCCGACGGCAGCCCAGGTGATCCTACTGGCTTACAAGTAGATATGACACAAATGACTGTGGATTCATCTCTTAATTTTGCAGCAACACAGGCCACTACACCTGACACTTCTGTGCCCAGTTATGGCGGTGGGGACGGCATTCCTCCAAATGGATGGCCTGCAACAGCAGGAACCAGTTTCCCATCCAATCCAAGTATAGGAGATTTTGTTCTCAGAACGGATTATACCCCTAATAGACTATTCAGATTCAACGGTACAAGATGGGTCAAAATCGAAGACAATGTAAGAACTGATCTTACTCCTGGTCCTAATAATCGTACTCAACGCAGTATATTTGTAAATAATACACAAACATTTGTTGATGATGAAGGTCGTACACAACCTGTTCGCCAAAGTCTCAGTAAAGCTTTGACCCCAAAGGCAGATAATTAATGAGTCTACAGCAATTTTTTTATGACCAACAAATACGTAGATATATCATTCAATTTATAAGAATGGTATCAAATTTTCAAGTTGAATTCGGCCGAGATCGCAATGGAATCACTGCACTACAACGTGTACCTGTGATCTATGGAGATAGCAGTAGGCAAGTATCATCCATACTTAAAGAAAACAGTGAAAATGTAATGAACAGTGTGCCTGCAATGGCAGTGTACGTCAGCGGGCTAACATATGATCGTGCAAGGTTGCAAAATCCCAGTTATGTTGGAAAGTTAAACATTAGAGAAAGATATTACGATACCGCAACTGGATCATACAGCACTACCCAGGGAGATATTCTAACTGTTGATAGATTAATGCCTGTTCCATACAAATTAACGTTGAAATTAGATATATGGACCAGTAATACTGAACAAAAATTACAATTGCTAGAACAGCTATGCATACTATTCAATCCTGCTTTAGAAATACAAAGCACAGATAACTATATCGATTGGACCAGCATATCTTATGTGTTACTAACAGATGTACAATGGAGTTCAAGAACTGTACCCCTGGGTACAGAAAATCCAATTGATGTAGCTTCATTGACATTTGAATTGCCTATTTTTATTAGTGCTCCTGCGTTGGTCAGAAAATTGGGAGTTATTCAACGAATAATTGCCAATGTTTTTGATGGATCAGGTAATCTGGCAGATTCAATTTACGACGAATCTAAATTGTTAAGCAGACAATATTATACTCCACTAAACTATGGAGTTATATTATTAGAAAATGAACTAAGACTTGTAAAATACAATCAACCTGTACAGGATGCTTTTGGACAACAAATAGTTAAAGAATTGGTTGCGAACGTTTCGGCTAATACATCTATTATTTTAACTGATACCGACGACATTCAAGCCAACATGCGAATTTCAGGCCTTAGCATAGCCAGTAACGTCGATCCAACAATTACCACAGTTCCCAATTGTGTTGTACTACAAGTTCGGGGAGATACAGTATTGGCCAGTAATGTTATAACTGGTAACATAGGTGACAAGATTGTGTTTACTGCTACAACTACTAAAACCGGAGCCAGTGAAGCGTGGAGAGATTTAATCAATGTCTACGGAAATTTAGTAAACGGTATTAGCAGTATTACATTAGAATTAGACGACGGCAACGAAGTAGTAGGCACCGTAGCATACAACCCTGTAGATGATACCAGTTTATTATGGACTCCCGATATAGATAGCATACCTACAAATACATTGGAACCGGTGAATGCAATCATTGATCCATTAAGTAGTAGACCTAATAGAGATCTACAAGATTTGGCTATAAACACTCGATATCTTTTAGTCAATGATTACGTAACTGCTTCGGGCGCACAAGCAGTTTATAATTGGATGGGTATAGACGACACTCCATTAGAAGCATATGCCAATGATATTATCGAATTTAACGGACAGCACTGGTCAGTGGTGTTCGACTCAAGATACGAAACACAAACTCAATACGTAACTAACCTTACTACTGGTGTACAGTACCGATGGAACGGGTCTGTTTGGATCAAAAGTTATGAAGGGTATTACCCGTCAGGAAAATGGTTACTGACAATCTAATATTAGGCTGTGGTGCTTTAATTCTATGTAGCAAAACCAAAAGGTATTTGTTTTTACTAAGAAGTAATGGCAAGTTTGCTGACACTTGGGGGTTAGTTGGTGGTAAAATAGAACCCGAAGAATCTATTATGGCAGGATTACACCGGGAAATCAATGAAGAACTGGGTGGAGCAATTTATCAAGCTAAAATAATTCCTATAGAAAAATATACCAGCTCAAATGAAAAATTTATATATCATACTTTTTTAATCAAAGTTGACGAAGAATTTGTGCCTGAACTTAACGATGAGCATAAAGGATATTGCTGGGTAGGTTTAGATGATTATCCCCAACCGTTACACCCAGGTATTGTAAGAATTTTAACTAACGCAAATATACGACAAAAAATCGATACAATACAAAATCTTAAAGATTGAAAACTAAACTGGTTCTTGGTTCTTTACTACCATTGGGCCTAACTTCGTGATATAACCAGGAAGGCCACATCAACAATAATCCCGGATAAGGCTTATACTGAGTTTCTTGCAACGAATACCAGTTAGTAGGATCTTTGACTGCATACATATAGTCAAAAAAATCTTTAAAAGGTTGATTGGGATAAAAAACAATAGGACTACTACCTTCAGGAGTTTTTAAATAAAAAATTCCGCTAATACTGCATTGACTATGAGCATGCTTGGGATGACTGCTGCCTTCTTTAAAACTATTGGCAAACAAATATGGTCGCCAATTAACTGCTTGTTCATCGTAGCCCATCAGACTTAAAAATTCTTTACCTTTGTTTAATATAAATTCACCGAAGTCTTTAAAAGCCGATTCGTAATACAAATTTCGAGTGCCATAAGTAGTTCTACCATTATAGTAAAAACTGGTATTTAAATGTCCGTCCAGTTGTTCGAAGGTGGTATCCATGGTGTTAATCATAGGACTGACCCATTCAGGATGAAAACTTCTACCGATAACAGAAGGAAACCAATGATCTAGATCCATATTAACTCTTGTTAAAAAATAGTTGAATGCTTAATCTGGGAAATTCTGCTGCAAGTGTTACCATCGATGTACTATGCCATAGGGGAGGCACAAACCAAATAGCTGTATTAGGATGTGGAAATACCCATCCTTGGCCAAGTTCAGCATGATCGTATAAAAACATTCCGCCCCAATTCCAATTCCAGTGATCATTTATATAAATTGTGCTGCTTAATCTTGGGGTAGTACCGCTTTCGTCGTGATGCCAATTAATTTGACTGCCAGGTAACCAGATGTGCATAAACACTGTTAAGTTTTGATAGTCTTTAAATATCGGATCAACTGCACAATACTTGTCAATAAAATACTGCCTGTATTCCTCCAATGGCAAAATTAACACTGGACTATAACTGCCCGATTCTAATCCTGCTCCCCATCTTCCCATATTATTAACTTCAAATGCGGGAGTGCCCTTAGCGTTTTCGTATTTTTGTTTAAGGCTTTGTAATACATCTGGTTCTAAAAAATTTGATAAACGATTTATAATCATTTTAATACTCAGTGGTTAGAAAAAACAATTGAAACAATCTCCCGCTTTCTTTATCAGTACCAAAATAATCCATACTATTATGAAATAAATCGCTGTGATAAAGAACTAATCTATTATACCTATTACCTATTACATCACACAATTCCCATTTGGTCATGTCTTGACTTTCATATTCGGGTAACTCGGATGCTCGTGTTGCCCCTGTGCGTTTATATCTATAAATTCCAGTTCCACCGCTTAATGGTGCATCTGGAGTTAAATAAATTAATCCTGCCCAAGTATTAAAATGATCAGTATGAATCCAACTGCGATCTCTGCTTGTTGCTAATTCAAACGAACCTGTCAGACCATCACGATCATTCCAATTAGTAATTTCGCCTGCTGCATTGTATAAAATCTGGCTTAGTGACACTTTAGTAGATTCATTTAAAAATGATCTTGTTCTTAGCCCTGGAAATTTTTCCCAGTGTTTGAATTCTTGTTGCAAAGCAAATTGTCTAACCCCGTCGGGGTTACTGTAGAAATCGTCGATTACAATTGTTTGAATTCTCATGATTAATATTGTGTGTCAAAGAAAAATACTTGAAATAATCTTGCATCCTGCGCTGTGCTACCAAAATAATCCAAACTACTGTGATATAAATCTCCCCGATACATTACTAATCTGTTATATCTGTTGGCTATAGTGTCAACTTTTTCCCATTTAGTCATATCCTGTGGATCATATGATTCATTATTCATTTCTGCAGAAGTCATTGCACGATTTTTTTTGTATAGAAATATTCCAGTGCCACCAGTAACTGGAGCATCTGGAGTTAAATAACATACTGCAGCCCATTTATTAAAATGATCTGTATGAATCCAACTACGATCACTGGCATAGGTCAATTGAAACGATCCAGTATATCCGTGATCATTATACCAATTAGTAACTTCCCCTCCTGCATACCATACAATCGTTTGTATGGTTTCTTGTATGTCTGAAGTTAAAAAACTTCGTGTTCTTGCACCAGGAAAATTCCCAGTTACATCGTATTTTTGTTGTAATGCAAATTCACGGATTGCGTCAGGATCACCGTAAAAATCATCTGTTATAATTAGATTAGTTCTCATATTATGGACAATTGATAACTGTATTTACTGTTTTGACTCTGCGATGAATTTTTCTATTACATCTTCTATTCTTTGAAAAGCAGTTTTTTCCCAATAGGGTCGTGCTAATTCGTAATTCTCTAATACATAAGGCATCATGTCATCATACATGTCAGGATGTAACTGTTCAATAATTCTATCAAATTCTTCTATAGTTTGAAATTGCAATATACCTTTTGGATTAAAATATTTGTCGACATTGTGACAACCAAAATAGATTGGCACTGTGTAAGTTTTAAAACAGTCTAATAATTTTTCAGTAAACATATTAGGCATGTCCTGATTTTCACAAGCAATATTAAATTTTGCATTTGCAAAAAACGGATCTTTACTGGGAACCAGTGGCGGACTACGATGAAATAGATATTCAAAATCTCCAATAACTTTTTTATGCCTTAGCCTGTTTAATATCTTAAACCGCATTCTGTAAGGAGCACCATTAATTTTACTGCTCATCAAAAAACTAATTTGATTTCGTTTTTTTATTTCGATATTGTTACTGATCCAACTGCCTACTGCACAAAATTCTTGTGAGTTGTCTAATTCTAATATTCTGGGATCATATGATAATATTAAATCAAATTTATGCTGATTTTCTACTACCATACCATAAAATCTTATGTACAGATTAGGAGGTTCACTTTGTACCAATACGTTAATGTCTGCTTCGGGGTCTGCGTTAACATTGTCAAAGCAGACAGAAACTCGTTGAGGGAAACTTCTTGTAAAATCGTAAGGATGTTTTTGCCCATATGCAGGCATATAGCCAATTCTTTTAACAGGATGCATTAATATTTCATCCATTTCCCAGTAACACCCGATTGGCCGTGTACATCCCATGGCACAATTACAACATCGTCTAATAGATTAAAAAGTCTTAAAAAGTAATACAAACTATATTCAACATCTTGATAATAAAATTTTGCATGTTTCATACTACTCTGAGCACATGCAAACATTAGTGCTTCATAATGATCAAGTCTGTCTCTATGTAAGCCATGTGCTACAGTATAAGTCCCAGTTAGTTCGCCGTTGACTAGTAAATCTTTGGGCAATTGTTCTTCAGTTAAAAAGTCAATATGTTGCCCCGACCACGACATCGGAGTCTTTAAGAAAAATTTTCCAACATTTTGTTGATTGTATTGTGATAAATTAAATGTTTCGTCAAAAAAATATCTACCGCATAATTTAGTAATGAAATCGTATTGTTTTAATGTAGATTTATAATGCTTAAAAAACTCTAAAATCATTAAGCATTCGCAATATGACTTATTAGGATACGTTCGAACCGTATCAGCAATTTCTGAATTAATTTGTTCTAACTTATAATAATGTAAGTTAGGAATTTGATATAGTTCTGCAAAATGAGTTACACTGCTGTCTATTAGATAAACATCTGCGTGAGGATCTAAACTATGGCAACTTTGTAACGTTCGAATCGTCTGTTCCAATCGTTCTCTAGTAGAAAACACAGTCCTGGATTTAGTACCTTTGAATGGTTTACTTTGATCCAGTTCTATGCTGCTAGTGACAAAAAACGCATGTTTCATATGCGCCGAACTCTGTCGATCGAATTACTAAACACAATAGCAGCATTGCTAAAATTACTGGTTCTACATACTAATCCGCCACATCTGGCCAGTGTCATCGCTTCCATAAAACTTTCTTGCCAAAACTTTTTTTGGAAAAACATATCATATTCCCATGACCATTGCCATCGTTCTGTTATTTGTTCATTGGGCAATCTAAGTAAGTAAGGATAATATCGAATCAAATGAGAATACTTTTGCTCCATTTTAACGAGACTTTCTACATTGTCTGTAGCAACGTAGATACCATCATATAATCCTGTAGCTAACTCTTCGTCGACTGCATTACAGTAATCTTCAAAAGTTACATTCCCAACATTGGCGTGTACCGACATGGATGTCATTCTGACATGCACACCCAAAGTTTTTTTACCAATGTTAACCAGATTACAAAGATTGTCCACGCGGGTTCGGATTTCGTTTTGTATATGAAATTTACCTAACACGCGACGATATTCATTAAGCATAGGACTGTACTCAATGGGATCTTCATTGGTATACATTTTTCCAAATGGTAAGTATCCATGAAATTCATATGTCCTATCTACGTGCTGATCTAATACGTAACTCATAATATGATCATATGGCCGAGCAATACCATAATTTTCCATATTAGTTCTGTTTCGAACAATATGATCTACTGCTTCTTGTAAATATTCGTCATTGTTGGTATTTTCCTCGAATGGACTTAAAGTTAAAAACGCATTATCAAACTCTATGCGTTGTTCTGCCAGTGGAATAATTCCACACTGTAAAAATCTACTAAAAGGGCCACCGCCGGGCATTACAAATACATAGTTTTTCATTTGATTTCTTTCATCCAATACGCAATCATTTCGTCTAACATAGATTCAAAGGTATATTTCGGAGTCCAACCTAATTGTTGGCGTATGTCTGTGCTGTCGCCTCTGAGGTATTTTAATTCTTCGGGTCGCAAAAATTTTTGATTTTGCATTACATAATCTTCATAGTTCAAGTTTAAACTATTAAAAACATATTGACATAATTCTCTTACTGTATGACTTTCACCGGTGGCGACAACCCAATCACGGGCAGTGTCATGATTTAACAGTAAATGCATTGCACGAACATAATCATAACTATGCCCCCAATCTCGACTGCTGTCTAAATTACCTAATTCCAATCGATCAGTCAATCCTCTGCGAATTTCCACTGCAGTTTTAACTACTTTATTAGTAACAAAGTTTGTACCTCTACGTGGACTTTCATGATTAAACAATATACCATTACAAGCATGTAATTTATATGCATCACGATAGTGCCTTGTTAGATTAAATCCCATTACTTTGCTACAACCATAGGGACTGACTGGAGTCATCGGAGTAGTTAATCTCTGTACCCCATCTGTGTCTATACTATTACCAAACATTTCGCTGCTGCTGGCTTGATAGAATCGAGCCGTCGGACAAAATTGTCTGTACGATTCTAGCATGTTTAACACACCTAAACTATTTGTTTTAATAGTAAAAGCGGGCATGTCAAAACTAATTCTGACATGACTCATTGCAGCCAAATTATAAATTTCGTCAGGCTGAACTTCTGTAATTACTTTTGCAATGCTCCACTCGTCTGTCAAATCGCCATATATTCTTGTTATATTATCGTTTACGTGTTGCAATCTACTGCTCTGATTTTCTGGTACGCTGTGTCTACGAACAATACCATAAACATCATATCCAAGTTCTAATAGATATTCTGTTAAATAACTACCATCTTGACCGGTAATACCTGTAATTAACGCTTTCTTCTTCATATTAAATTTTTAAAAAGTTTCTTTTGACTTAAATCTGCATAGTTGTCCCACCCGCCACAGTCTGGATTATCTTCAGGAACTTGATCCATTAACATAATTCCTCGGGCTGCATCCTCAGGAGTCATGTACATGTGCCATCCACAAATGTCTCCGTCGTCTTCCCATTGACTAACTGAAAGGTCTCTTCCGTCATATCTTGCCTTATCCAACCATTGATAAGCTTCATAATCATCCGTTAATATCATGCCGCCGCGGCCAATTGGTACACGTTTTTTAATTTGAAAGCTACAAACATGCAAACCTCCCCGATACATGCCCCGACGCCATCTTGTAGCCGCATCCCAAATATCATATGGTCGTAATTGATACATTCCCGACCATTCCTCCTGCCTGAACACAGGTGTACATCCGGCATGCATAATGTTCATTGGAATGCTTTGATAGGTGTGTTTTGGAATTTCAATCTGGCCGCTGGCTTGTACATATTTTAAGCATAAAAATACACCATTTGTACAACAGTCCACTGCCACAGCATATCGTGATCCTGCGAACTCTGCTACTTTACGTTCAAAAATACCAACAACATCGCGGGGATCTGACCACTCATATCCTAATTGTCGGACTTGCTCGAGTTCGGGTCTTTGAAAATTTGTGGGTAATCGACCACTGGGCCAACTATTAAATTTTGTCATTATACTTGTATCCCAATTTTTCTGCGTATTCATATGCCTTACTGCTTGCTCTTTTACGTATTGGCTTGGCTGGATTTCCTGCATATACTGTCCAAGGTTCTGTATTTTCTTTAAGCAAACTGTTAGCACCTAACACACTGCCTTCAGCCATTACAACCCCAGGCAAAATTACACTATTAGCCAATGCTCCGCTAAATCTTCGTAAGGTTATCGGTTGTAAGAGTTGTTTATCTTTGTACTCTTGCGGAATTAAAGGACCTATTAATCCGTCACCATAAAACATTTCACTGCCACAAATATATCTCGATCCAACACTAAGAAAGCAAAAATCCTCTATGTATAACCCAGTGTCTTTGCCACCAATTGCTGCAACATGCGGACTAATGTGTACATAGTCACCAATATGTAATCGTGTACTGCAATAGAAAAAAGCATCTATAGCAACATGATTACCGATTTGACACAGATTGGGTCTTGTAATTTCTGCTAAAGGACTAATTATAACATCTTTACCTACTATCATAATATTATTTTAGTTTTGGTCCTAATACCCACGTAGTTAAAGTTTTTCTTAATCCCCATGTAACTGGACAAACTTTATGTAGTAAAAATGATGGAAATAGTAAAACGCTGCCTTTAGTCATTCCAATTTGGACAGGTGCTCTTTCCATGCTCATATTAATTTGAAATTGACCACCACCAAAGTCTACTTCAGGCTGTGTCAATAATATAACTACTGTTAATTTTCTAAAGTATTCATTGATTCTATAATCATATACTGTAGGAACATCAAATGCTAAATCCATATGAAAGTCATGATGGCCTCCTTGACTGTATTCTGCGTATTGAATGTAAGGAATACCTGTTAATTCTAAATTAAAGGTATAATCATTGTGCCGTTCAACTGCAGCATTTAATCTATCATAGATCCACTGGGTGTCAGGAGATGGCATATCAATCCATCCAGTTCTTGCCTGTCTCGTGGAATAATCTGGATTAGATTCAAACAGCCCACCTTGAGAAATATTTAATTTTGAACAATAATCTGCAATCCAATCAATTTCTTCGCCGTTAAAAACAAAATTATCTACAACACGACTTGTAGAAAACAATTGTTTCCATAACGGAACATTTGATAATTTAGTCATTTAAATAAAAACCTTGTCGTTGTGTTGTCCTGTATAAGGGCCTGTTTTATATTCGTACACCACTGTGTCATCTTCTAATATTTCATAAGTATGACCACCTTCGAATGTCATACTGCAATCGCCTGCACGAATAATTTGAGATTCTAAAAATTTACCGTCTATGTCGTAGAATTTACATTCTACACTGCCCTGTATTACTACCCAACTTTCCTGTGCAATTATACAGGGTCTTGTGGTATTTTTCCAAATATGTTGGTGAGGACGAAATGTTTGTCCTTTTTTCATTTTCAGTGTTGCTAATTGTAAAAATTGATGATCTTCGGCTACATTGGTTCTTTCTGTTATTTCGGCATAACGATTTACTAAGTGGCAAAGAATTAACGGATTTGATTTACTATAAATTTTATACATGATAAAAATTTTGCCTTGCTATTTTTTGAATCCAATCTTCAAATTTGTCGTGAACAACTTCATCGCTGAAATTTTGTTCTGCCCATGATCTACATGTTTGTGGATCTAACTCATGCACTCTTTCTGCAGCACGTACAAAGCTACCAAAATCTTTGCATCGAAAACCGGTTACACCGTGCACTACACTGTCAACAAAACCGCCCCAATCTGTAGTTAGAACAGGAGTTCCGCAAAATTGTGCTTCGGCCACAATATTACCAAATGGTTCAACGTAATGAGTAGGAGCCATTAAACATTGGGCGTGTTTAAGTATATCACTGCGTTTTTTTGGATCTACATAACCCAATAATTCTACGTGTTTGGGCACTTGACTGTAATTTAAATGAGACAGGTCTTTTGTAGGCCCCGCAATTAATAAACGTTTGCCCAATCGTTCTGTAACTTGAATACAAAGATCAATGCCCTTGTCATAGTTTACTCTACCTAAATACACAAAGTAATCATCTTTGTCTGCGCAAAATTCAAATTCGCTGGGAGTAAATGCATTAGGTATCACTGCGTCATACCAACTTGGGGTTAACAGCATTTTATGCAAACCATAATAGTAATGCATCTGACTATAACTAACAAATGCTCGGTATTTACTATATACTGCGTCTGGCGGATATCCAATGCTGGGCTCTAAACAGAATAAATCTTGATGATCATCCATTGTGGGTTTATTGGCACGGCCATAAAACGCCAGTAACATGTCTCCGGGTCGTTTACGTTTTGCCACTTCTTTTGTGGCTCGATTATTATGAACACCTATTAGGTTAGGTTGATGATTTAGTAAGCTTCCATGTTCGGGTGGAGGAAATTCTTTGTTGGTCACACAGACCGCATTTTCACATGGGACTCCGGCAGATTCATGTCCGTAATGAACAAGATTGTATCCGCGTTGTTGCATGTTTTCGATAAACTTTAGTGCAGCCACATTGAATGGCTCCATTCTATAGTTTGTATGAGTAATGCCAGAAGGATTGGTTAGAATGTGTAAAGTAAAGGACATAAAAAACTAGAAATACAGATATATGTTTCTATTTAATAGAAAAACAATAGCAGCTAAATTTTACTGAACTGTCTGGGGAATTACTTGAAGTTCATCCGTTTGCCACTTTCCTGAAGAAATCAATTCTTGCATTGCCGAATCAGCTTTTTGAACGGTATCGTAAACTCCTATAATACCAACATTCTTACTGTCTGAGTTATTTGGTTGTAAAAGAATGATAAAAATGTCCATGATTAAATCCGATATAAAGTAATAGTTGGTCGGCCAGATATGGTTGATGAAGCTGCATCCGTTAATACGTATGTACCTGCCGAATCTGCTACAGCGGCACGAAAAGATCCCGACGTATTGGAGCGAACTGCGCCTGCAGAAACATAGTTAGTAGGAATTTGACCCCAAGCAAATCCTATAGCCAAATTACTGGTTCCGTTCCAAGTAAAGTTAGTATTAAACTCAAGTATAGTTAATAATCCTGGGGTATTAATAGTGAAACTAAAATTAGCAGCATTTCTTACGGTAGTCCACCCTGAAGTCAAATCTGAGCCAACTGCAGATGCTGTGTTCTGCATACCAACTGTATAATTTGGATAAGGTTGATAACTGCTAGTAGGAGCATTTGTTACAAAAAGCCCTAAGGCTCTCAATGTAGTAGATCCCGAAATACCAGCTGAATTTAATTCAGCTGCAGTATATATTATTTTTACAACCATTCTACGGTAATAAGCATTCACCGGGCCGGCAGTGGTGGTTGCAGGATCTGAATTATAACCCAATAGTTCAGTCTGAAGTCCACTTATATTTGTTCCAGTAATAGTAACACCGCCAGTTAAAGTAGTCATTTGTTAAACTCTTCCTACTACAACCTCGATTACGGCAGGAATGTCTCCATGATATTCTTCTAAGCTTTTACCAATGATTGACCCGGGAATATATAAGTTAGCGTTTAACCGTTGAGCTACTCCAGGAATATCACTGCTGACTAGTCTGTCACCTTTACCAACCGGACCTACTACCATAGTAGGCACACGGCCTTGCAAGGCTATAGGTACAGCAAGTTCTCCTGTCAACTTACTATTCATCAAGTAAGCAGGATTAGTAGTTACTACTCCTGCGATTTTTGGACTATGGTTAGAAATTGTGGCTGTAATTTCATTTGGGCCTCCAAATTCTACCACAGTGCCTTTAATGTATGGTTTGTCTGACAGATAATATTCTGCCAAGTCAGCATATTGCGCAGAAGTTGCTTTAACAAATGCTGTATTAAAAGTGTTTGTACTAGAACCAATATTTCCTGTACCAGATGTAAAAGTTTTTCTGAATGTGCCAGTATTATCAAATACCCAACTAAAGCTACTGGTAGTAATTGTGGTGTTAGTTGATGTTCCCGATAAAGACGCAACTCCAGCCATTGTTTGTGTACTGGGGTTAAAACTAAACGCTGTAGCTGTGGTTCTAACTAAAGGAGTTTGATTGCTGCCCGCGGCTGCAACCATAACTGGATAATACGTGGCATTGGTTGTGGTTGCTGTGGCATTAATAGCTGTGCTAGGTCCGGTAGGTCCTTGCGGCCCAATCGGTCCAATTGGACCTATGGGGCCTTGTGGTCCGCGTGGTCCTTGTGGTCCTATAGGACCAATGGGACCTCCTGGACCGATTGGGCCAATTGGACCTATGGGGCCTTGTGGTCCTTGTGGTCCTTGTGGTCCTATAGGACCGATTGGACCGCCTGGTCCTCCTGGTCCTCCTGGACCGATCGGTCCAATTGGGCCTATGGGGCCTTGTGGTCCTTGTGGTCCTTGTGGTCCTATAGGTCCAATTGGTCCTCCCGGACCTCCCGGTCCTCCTGGACCGATTGGTCCAATCGGGCCTATGGGGCCTTGTGGTCCGCGTGGTCCTTGTGGTCCAATCGGTCCTATAGGTCCTTGATTTCCTATCGGTCCTATAGGACCAATTGGCCCTTGTGGCCCTCTTGGCCCTTGTGGCCCTATCGGTCCTATAGGTCCTTGATTTCCTAT